TGTCAAGCTGCGTGATCAGTTAGGCACAGGAGCCATACCCCGAGACTGCATCATAGTTGATACCATGCGAGGTGATGGTGCCAATGCAATTGGTGTAGAGATACGCCATGTGTCAGGAAGCAAGAGTTACCTGTTGTTTGCCAACTACACACAAGAGGTGCGACAACTACAGGGTTTCAAACTGAACCTTGCGGTGTTTGACGAGCAACCTCCCGATGACTTCTTTTCAGAAATAGTCACACGTACCGCCACCACACAGGGCATGGTCATGTGCAGTTTCACACCACTCAAGGGTCTCAACGGCCTGGTATCAAAGTTCTGGAATAGAGAAGAAGGCTACGACTATGTCAGAGTAGCCTGGGATGACGTGCCTGAATACGATCCCTGGGGTGAACCATTCTTGTTGCAGAGCACAAGAGATCAACTGGAGCGTGACTACCTGCCACATGAGCGTGAAGCACGTATGCAAGGCAAGCCCATACAGGGCAAAGGTGCTGTGTTTCAGATCCGTGAATGGCCCACCTACAAGCCGTCAGAGATTGACTTCCGCAGCTTGCCCAACATACACAGGATCATTGCACTTGACCTTGGCCTTGTGAATGACAAAACAGTTATCAGTTTAATGTACTGGGATCCTTATGAACGAACAGCATACCTACACAAACAGATCTTGGTGCAAGGCATTGAAGAAGCTGTGCCCACACAGTATATCAATCATCTACTTCGTCCTGAAGTGTTTGGCACTCCTATTGTGCTACCTGCTGATGCTAGTACTGCTGGCAGATACACCATGAGCGCCACCAGCATAAGAGAACTGTTTGAATCATATGAACTCAATGTGTATGGCAAGGCCATTATGAATCCACCTGATAGCGAAGGCAGAGTCACAAACCACAAAAGCTATGGCATCAACCAGATGCGTCAGATGCTGGAAGTGGGCAGCCTCATGGTCAACGAGAACTGTGTGGACTTCCTGCGTGAAGCACAGAACTACTATGTGGACAGCCAGGGCAGGTTTAGTGACCCAGATGACTGTATTGATAGTGCAAGATATGCTATACTGGGATGTCTCAACGGTATTGCTGAACCCTGGGACAACCGTACACCACAGCAACGTATGGCAGCACAAAGAGATAGATATGTGCGTAGAGATGAATCTACCAAGCCTGCGTGGAAAAGATCATATTCACCGGACACATAATGACCTATCAACTACATCAACAAGACTGCTTGACCTGGATGGCCACACAACCAGATGCCTCCATAGACATCATTGTGTCAAGCCCGCCCTACAACATTGGCCTAAACTACAACACCTATGGCGACAAGATGACTGCCCAGCAGTATCTTGACTGGCAGAGTCAAGTATGGACCGAAGCCTGTAGAATACTTCGACCCACAGGACACTTGTTCCTAAACATATCTCCCACAAGACGAGATCCATTGCTGCCTTATCGTGTGGCTGACTCTGTGCCCTGGACCATACAAAACTCCATGGTATGGTCCAAATGTATTGAGATAGATGGCCATGTAAGAGGCCACGGAGTAGTCACTGCCAGCAAGAAGTATTTGCCAAACGGACACGAAATGATGTTTCACTTTACTGCTAAAGGTCAAACTGAAATAGACATAGCCGCATCCAGTGTGCCATATCAGCCAGCCTGGGCAGCAGACAATGAACGCCGCACAGGCAGGAACTGGAGACCCACTGTGAACAACTGGCACATCCCTTATGAAACCTGTGGATCGTTTGGCGGCAATCGAACTCAAGAACTCAAAGGTGATAAAAAGCATCCTGCCATATTCCCCCGAGAACTTGTGCGGCATTGTTTGCGTATGGCAGGGGCCAACGCAACACACCAGGTGTATGATCCCTTTGCTGGAACAGGCACCACATTATGGGTAGCAGAGAAAGAGTTTGGTTGTGAAGCCATTGGCACCGAAATAGATCCAGACTACGCAGATTTTATACACAAGAGAATGATATGACAACAAAACTACCCACCTGGTCAGTATACAAATTCTTACCACTAGAAGAACGCGAACGCATACACTTGCAGTGGTGTCGGCAACACCGCAAGGATCCCAACTCTGAACAGGACGTGGACGAGTTCTTTGACGAGATAGACGCTGTACCTGAACCTGACGTCAACGCACCCCGACCCGTGTACACAGGCCGACCACGTGGACGCCCAAGAAAGGACACGGTCTGACCTATCAACTACATCAACAAGATTGCTTGACCTGGATGCAACAACAACCAGCAGAATGCGTGAATACCATTGTGTTCTCACCACCCTACAACCTAACAGGCTTTAGAGGCATGAAACTTCAGCGTCGAGGCATATGGAACACCAATGGCATAACTTATGCCACATTCAATGACGATTTGTCGGAAGATGTTTATCAACAACAACAAGTAGATATAATCAATCAATGTTTAAGACTGCTGAAGCCGCACGGCAGCATATTCTACAACCACAAGATACGCATGTGGAATAGACAAGCCAGCCACCCCATGTCCTGGATTGGTCGCAGCGACGCTATCCTACATCAAGAGATCATATGGGACAGACGCAACACACCTGCCCTGGATGCTCGTATGCTGTTTCCTGTGGATGAACGCATCTATTGGTTGTGCAAAGACAAGCCCCGGGTCCGCAAGGCCAATGCCACACACAAGAAAACTATTTGGAGCATAGCACCAGAATCCAACAACAACCATCCAGCACCATACCCTGTAGAATTGGCCACAGCCTGCTTGACCCTGGTAAGTGATCCAGGTGATGTGGTATATGATCCCTACGCTGGATCAGGCACTACCTTGTATGCTGCCAAAATGTTGGGCCTGGACAGCATTGGCACTGAAATAGATCCAGGTTATTGCCAACTTATACACCAAAGGATGATATGACACAACCAGCAGACAGCCGTATCTACGTGAGCAACAGACTGATGTTGCTGTGCCATCGGCATGCCCTGGCCCTGATAGACCTTGCGGATGGCAATGGTGTACAACTGCGCATAGAGCCCTTAGAGATTGAAGACTTTGGTTCGGAGTGTCGTGCTTGTATGGCAGCAGATCCTGACCCTGCACCCCAAATTATAATCGCACACTAAACCCAGGGATTTAGTGGAACCACTAAATAATGTATCCAGAGGATAAAGCCCAATGCTTGACATAAAAAATATACCTGTTGAAAGAATCAACCAGAACCGTCGCCAAAACGCCAATTTTGTGCGCATGAAGAATCAAATGGATGTGAAGATGGCTTCATATCTACGCTACCTAGGAACCAAGAACGCTGTGAACCGTGCCAGTGACTATCACTACTTGGTGCTGGCGGTGACTGACTCCACAGCACCCGTAAACGGCATAGATTATATTCACCCCAGCGTAAAACCTGCTGTGGACTATGCCACTGCTGTGATTACCAAAGGCCTGGTACCCAATGGCGAAATCAACTTTGAGTTTGTGCCTGATTCAGAAGAAGATGAAGCAGCTGCCAGACAAGCCACAGAAATGGTGTCAAAGGTTGTGAACCAGATGAACGACCCGCACTTTATTATGGAACGCTGGGTCATGGACGCTGCCATGCACAAAAACGGCATGATGATGATCAAGCCTGTGCGTGAACAGATTGTGCGTTATGTAGAAACATCTGGCACAGCGGATCAATTACGAGCTTTTGAACAACAAGCAGGGGAATCTGGACTCACAGCACTGCGCCAAAGCCGTAGACGCACTTCCGTAGACCTAGAAGCAGTGGCAGCTGAAATGGGCCAAGGACTTGCTGAACAAAAAGACTCACAATTCAAATCAGTAATGCAAAGCCGCATTGATGGATTGCAAGAACTGGATGATGATGTCATGCCTGAAGACATTGCTGTGTCAGGTGCGGCGGCAGTAGCAGGTGTTGTGGATGATCAGCTCAGCTTGCTAGATGATGCCATTGCTAGAAACACCATCTACACTGCCAAGTACAAGCTCACAGGCTACTCAATCAACATCAAGTTTCATCCCATTGCACAACACTACTGGATCTGTGATCCCACAGTGGCTGAAATGCGTCAACAACCATTCTGCGGCTACTATGATCCCATGAGTATTCAGGAAGCCATAGAACTGTATCCAGACATCAACCTGGATGAATTTCGTGTTCACGCTGAATACAACATGAATGGTGCGTATCAAGCAGGCTCAGTGCTCAACAACCTGGCCATCCACGCAAGAGACTCAGTACCTGTTATGGGTATTCCTGTGAGCAGTGCTGCTTCAGCAGATCCAGACAGTCGCCAGGTCAGTATTGTCACAGTGTGGAACCGCTACGACATTGATGGTGATGGTGAACTGGAACTGATTGAATTGATCTATTCAGGCAGCTACATCATATCAGCACGTGAAGTAGAGTTTATCCCTGTGGCCAACATGTGTCCCAAGCCGCTACCAGGCAACTTCTATGGTATGAGCATTGCAGAGAGCGTGATTCCCATGCAGGAATACGCAACATCAGCCGCTAGAGCTGAAATCCAGTTGGGCCTCTTGACAGCAACGCCAAGATTGGGTGTCAAACCCGACAGACTGGACTTTGAAATGCTGCAAGATGGCGAAGCTGCTATCTTTATCCTGGACAGCAAGTTCAATCCTGCCACAGACGTGTATGCTGTGCCACCACCTTCAGGCAACTTGCAGTTCCTGGAAGTGGCCATGAACCGTATTCAACAAGACACCATGAGCATGATTGGCATGACCACTCCACAAGACGTGTTCAATCCAGAAGTTATGGCACCGGGCAATTCAGGCATCAAGCTGCAGATGGCGCTGACACCCAATCAGATCATTCAAGACAACACAGTGCGCAATTGTGCTGAAGGCGTAAGAGAAGCCTTGTGGTTGGTATGGCGCACCTTGATCCAGTACGGTGATGACTATGGTGTCAAGAAGCTGGCATCCAGTTCGCATCCAGACAAACTGCCCATTTACCTGGACTATCAAGCCTTTGACGACATGAACTTCTGTGATCGCAAGCAAGTTCACATTGAATTGGCCCTGGGCATGCTGAGTGAAGAAAACGCACTTGCTAGAACACAGATTATTCAAAAAGCACAAATGGATTTGTACAACACAGTACAAGGCATGGTTGGTGCAGGCACACTAACTCCAGACATATATAAAAAAGTCAAGAAACCGTTTGAAGACATACTGTATCAGTTGGGTGTAAAAGACTGCGATACCTACTTGCCTAGTGATGAAGAAGTCAAAACCATGATTTCACAGGCACAAGAAGCTGCCAAGACCCGAGAACCAAGTCCTGCAGACAAGAAAGACCTGAGTATGGCTAACCTGAATGATGCCAAGGTCCAGCAAATACAAATGGAACTCACAGGCGAAGACGCAGAAAGTCAACTGGACTTCATGAGCATGGCCGCAGGCGACCCCAAAGTATACTCATAAGATTTTGACAAAGGAAATGACATGATAGATGATGATGTGGTAGCAGCGTTTAACACACGCATGACAGTAGATCTAAACAACTACAAGAAATTTACCCCTGCACAAAGGGATCAAGCTAAGAAGTATGGAAGTGACGCAGAAGCACTGTTAAAAAACCGTGAACTGGCTCTCTTTGTGCACCACTTCAAGTTTGATCTTGCGGATGGCCTAATCACCATCCTGGGTCACAGCACAGACGACAATGCTCGCAGAGTAGCAGTGGCCAATCAGCTCACTGGCATGGATGCGTTTATTGCCAGTTTGAAACGTGCGGTGATCATGCGCAACAGAATTGTGGAATGGGAAAACACCCAAAATCAATAATCGTCTGTTTTTGACACACAGACTAAATATGTTTACACAACGGTAACCTTTGGGCCCGATTTGAAACAAGGAAATTTAATGACAACCATGATCACGCCTAATAGTCCTGACCCAGTGACTACGGCCAATGACAACCCAGCAGTCCCTAGCCTGGACTCAATTGCATCCAAGATGACCGCCATGCGAGAGCAGACCGAGCGTAATCTACTTCGTGCAACCGAGCAGACTGCAACAGGATCACAAGAGCCTGTGGCCCACGAGAGTGTAGAGCCAGAAGTTGCTGATACTGAAGATACAGAATACGCAAGCGACGATTTGAATGCTGATGCCCCTGAAGAGGTAAGCCCAGCAGACGCAAATAGTTCGGCAGATGATCTTATTGACTTTATTGAATTTGCAGAGACTAATCCCAATGCCAAATTCAAATTTACCCGCAATGGTAAGGAAGTTGTAATTGATGCCAAACGTGCCGCAGCCATTCTAGGTCAAGGTGGAGCAATACACGAAGATGCACGCCAGTTAAAAGTTGAGCGAGCGGAGTTTGATGAATATCTTCAAGCCCAGCGTGCCCAACAAGAAGGATTAACACTGGCCATGGAGTTTACAGTAGAACCACGCCTACAAAGTGCCTACGATGAGATTGTGAAAACGCAAGGTTATCAGACCACGTTCCAACAACAACTTGCTGCCACGCAAGATCCCGGACAACAAGCTAGGATTCAAGCGTCAATGAGACAGAATGAACAATACATTCGTCAACAGCAAAGTGTTATTGGACAGTTGAAACCAGCTGTGGATCAATTCCGTCAAGTTCGTAGAAACCAAGTGAGCGAAAGATTGGAGTCTGCACGCAAGGCGTTCCAGGACAAGGAGTTGAGAAACGAATATGTCTACAACGAATTACGTGACAAGGTTGCCAAGGTTTGGCCTGAAGCTCGTGGCGAGATTATCCCTGGTATTGCCAATATTGATTTGATCAGTTCAGATGAGAATTTACTAGCACTGGTGCGTGATGGATTGAAATATCGATCCAAGCCCACAACCAAGTCAGCAGGCAGCAGTATGGCAGCCCTGACACAGCGCAGAGGTGGTTCCACAGGTGGACGCAATCAAGATGACAGCATGAGCAAACTTCGTGAACAAGCCAAAGCCGGCGATAAAAAAGCCGGAGACAACTTACTGGTGCAGCGATTACAACAAATACGCGGCGGCAGAAGATAATAGCCAACATTCAAGGAGAATAAAATGGCAGAAATTACAACAAGTCAAATTGGTAACGGTACTACAGCATACGGCTCGGACATCGTTGTCAAGGATCTGGATCTAGACGTATCCAATCGTGTGAAAGACGACACACCAGTGCTCAACATGTGTATGAGCAAAAAGCGCAAGGTCAATTCAACATTGCCTTTGTGGACAGATGACATCTATCGCTTGCCATCAGCTCAAGCTGTGCAAGAAGGTGCCGCTGTATCCACAGCCAACGCAGAAAGCAATAGTCGTTACAACCTAGGCAACTACACACAGATTTTCCAGACCACAATTGCGGCTTCTGGAACAGCTCGTGCTGTGATGCAGGCTGGTGGAGATCCACAAGCATACCAAGAAGTCAAGCAATTGATCGAACTCATGTTCGACGTTGAGCAACAATTGGTTCGCGCTGACCAAATCGGCACACAATACTCTGGTCAATCAGGCACAGCTATCACCAACCCTGGCACTAGCCAAACAGGTGGTCGTCGTATGGGTTCATTGAATAGTTTCGCAGGAACACATAGTTTCAACCCAACCAATGCTGGCACAGCCAACATCACCACAAACACCAACAACGCAAGTTCTGACTCCAGCACTGCCAACGTTGGTAACTTGAACATCAGCGCCAATGGCACTGAGTTCTATACTGGCACATTTACCAACCAATTGTTCCAGCCTGTGTTGTACAAGCAATTGGTAACAACTGCTGAACAGCGTTACAATGCCAAGATCCGCACAATGGTAGTTCCAACTAGCCTGCGTACCATGATCTCTGACAACATTGTTAACTCTAACACTTCTATCAACCGTCGTAACGTTGAGCGTGGTGACACAATCCAGACTTATGAAGGTGACTTCAACTACACATACGAAATCTATGATAGTTGGATCATGGACCAGTCTGGTGTAAGTGATCAGATCTACTTCCTGAACGAAGATGTGGTACAATGGGGTAGTTTGCGTGATCTTGGACCCAACAACGAAGTGTTCTCAAACGCTGACGCAAGTTTGGACCAGTTCTTGATGGAAGGCACATTGATTGTGCGTAACCCAGCAGGCGTTGGCGTTCTACACAACATCAGTGCAACAGGTGCTGCTGTGTCTGGACCACGTACAAGCACATTTGTACAACGTGTCAACACAGGCGCTGGCGACAGCTACGTTTAATCACTCGTCAAGTGATACCAAACAAAAGGGCTTCGGCCCTTTTGTCTTGACTTGACCGTGTATTTTAGGATCCCACTAAATACTTGCATGAGCGATGATCTAAACAACCCCGAATACCTAGACGACACAGACCCAGAAAAGAACTTGGATTACTGGCGTCAAGACCATGGTGGCATGGTTACCAACCACAATGGCATAGCAGATACCTTGCTCAAAAACGACAAGTTATACAATGCCATGAAAGGCGATTGGCAAAGAACCAGTTTGAGCGGCAGCCAAAACATCATAACCACTACTGGTCGTGAAGATGGCAAGTTCTACATTCGACGAGAGCAAAAGAATGCTGAAGCTGTGGCACGCCGTTGCCAGGCCTATCGCAAAGCAGTGGAATCAGGACACAATGATCCACTGGCACCCATTGGCGACGATGGTAAACTTACCTACAAATGGATGGACTTGCCCAATGTTGTAAGCATCCGTATAAGTGATCAGTATTTTGGTGGCATGCCTTGGGCAGCTATCAAACACGATCGCACGTTAAAAGCACAGTTCTATCGAGTGGTAGAACGCGAATACAATCAGTATGTGTGCTATCCAGGCGGAAAGCTGCCTATACCTGTTGATGTGCCTTATCCCACCAAGGCAGGCGAAAAACGCTTCTTCCAAGGACACTAAAAAATGTTTGTAATACCCACAGGCGACGCACTGGTATCTTATATCAAGGACTTTACTGGTTCAACCAACGATGCTGAAGTCAAGCAATGTATTTTTCTAGCAGAACTGGCCATGCGTAACATTGAGTTGCCTGCGCTGCGATCAGATCCTTATGCAGCAGAAAACATTGGTGTTGCTGATTCAGAAGGTTACATTTCCATTCCAGATGACATGAACAAGCCCATCTTGTTCTTCAAGCAAGGCAATCCAGGCGGACAACAGTCAAGTCAAACAGGGCCCTGGATTGTGTATGACCGCATTGGCGACAGAGACATCATCACACAAGGCATGATTGCTCAACTATATCTTTCACCCGTGAACGTGCCTGCTGTGATTCGCGGCAAGTTTTCTGAAGTGGCAGACAAGTATCACTTTTTGCCTTATCTTGGCGAAGGCGCCCTGGTGAACCTGTACTACTACAAGGCCTGGCCCTTGCTGTTTGCTCCTGTAGAAGATCAGTTGATCTCTACCACAGGCACAGTGGGATCAATTGTGGGCGCAAGCTCACCTTGGCAAGCAACTATCACAGGCATGAGCACCACAACAGGTCTAGCCACAGGCGACATCATAACTGCTACCAATGGCACAGGGTCATTGGGTGGTGCAGGTGTTTACACAGTAGACACAGTGGTCAGCAACACAAGTATTACATTCACGGCCACAGGCGGAACCACTCCCACAGCAGGCACAATTACCAACATCTATCTGGCTGACCAAACAGTGCAATCAAATGCGGTGTTACAGACCTGGCCTGAAGGCTATGTGTATGCCACCTTGATGGAATACTATCTCAAGCGTCACAATGCCGAAGACGCTGCCAACTTCAAAGCCAAGTTTGATGATGCCTGGAATCAAGTCACAGATCAAAACAACAAAGGCAAGTGGTCAGGCGGACACACACGCTTTACAAGTGTATGGCAACCACGTATCTATCGCCAATACAACATCAAATAAGGACACACCAAGATGTCAACAACTTCAAGTAGAAATTTTACCACACTGTATTCAGGTGCAGGGTCAGCAGTAGCACAAGGAGCCTATGGCAATGCCAATGTTGTGAGCCTGTTGAGTGTGGGCACAGACGGAGCCAACACTGTAGGCAACATCACTGCCACTGGCGCTGTGAACACCACAGGCACTATTTCAGCCACAGGCAACATTACCACAGCAGGATTTTTTATAGGCAACTTTGCCGGCAACATTATAGGCAACGTTTCTGTGCCTGGTGCCAACACACAAGTGCTGTACAACAATGCTGGCAATATTGGAACTGCCGCAGGTTTTACGTTTACCAATACCACAGGTGAACTAGATGTGCCAGGTGCTATCACAGCAGTAGGCAATATACAAGGCAATTACTTTTTAGGCAACGGATCACAGCTAACAGGCTTGCCTGCCACATATGGCAATGCTAATGTGACCACACTACTGGCAGCATTTGGCTCCAACACCATTAGCTCAACAGGCAACATAACCACAACTGCCAATGTGGCAGGCAATTTCTTCATTGGCAATGGATCACAACTCACAGGACTGCCTGCCACATATGGCAACGCCAATGTGGCTGCTAACTTGGCAGCATTTGGATCCAATCCCATTTCAACTACAGGCAATGTCACAGCAGGTTTCTTTATTGGTGATGGTAGCCAACTCACCAACTTGCCTGCTGGCACATACGGCAATGCCAATGTGGCCAACTTCTTGGGCAACGGGTTTGGATCTAATACCATAACCACCACAGGCAACATCACTTCAGGCAACAGCACGGTGACCACCACTCTGTATGTGAGCAACATTACGGGTGCGGTAGGTCAGAATGTCACAATCACAGCAGACGGCACTGGCGACATACATCTTGACGCTGATTCTGTCAGAATTGGCGACAACAACACTGACGCCACCATTGTCACACACGGCACAGGCAACTTGATCCTACGCACACACGAAGGATCTGCTGTGGAAGGCAACATCACCGTGGTCAACGGTGTGAATGGCAACATTCAACTCAATCCCAATGGTACAGGTCAGGTCACTACCACAGTGATCAGTGCCACAGGCAACATCACAGGTGCCAATCTTGTGGCCACAGCCAACTTGACATCAACGCAACAAACTGTAGTGGGCACTGCCAATGTGGGCACCACAGGCAACATTGTGGTATCAGGCAAGAACATTGCCACAGACATGGCATTCTTGCCAGATGGTGGCACTGCAGCCACAGGGGTAAATGGTCGCGTTGTCATAGGCACAGGCTGGGCAGGCAACATCTCGCACTCAGCACAGCAAAACCGCTTGTTGGTCAGTGATGCTTTTAACCGCGGCAACACAGCCACACAAGTGCGTTTGTTGCAGGGAGATGCACTGATTTCGCTCACAGCCAATGTCACAAACGGCAGCATGCGAAACCAGGCCGCGGGTGGCACTATGCGAATTGGTGGTGGTACCGCAGCCAATACCATATCATTGAGTCAGGGTCCTGGCAACATATTTTCAGTTGCTGGAGGACAGTTCAATGTTGATGTTGGCAATATCTCACCCTACAACTTGGGCAACACCACAATTAGCCATGCTGCTGTCAACGGTGGTGCCTTGCAGATTCAGGCAGGCAGCACTGTGCTCAATGCTTTTGGCATCAACAACCTTATCACTTCACCAGTAGGTGGGTCGCCTGGCAACATAGGCAACATCATTGGTTATTCAACTGGTATGATTTTGGCCTCTGTGCCTTCAGGCAATGTGTATGGTTTCTATCATGGCAGCAATGCCACAAGCAGTACGACTGGTGTTAGTGTGGTCAACCAAATACGTCAAGCACCGCAGTATTATGCGTTCTACAACGCAGATGACCTGGCCCAGATACAACTGGGTAGCTTGCGTAGATATCATGAATTTGAAACAGCCACTGCCACTTCAGGATCATTTGCCATAGACAAGAACACAGCACAGGTGCACAACATTGCGCCCACAGGCAACTGCACCATCACAGGTTACTCAAACATGGTCACCAGTGTGAGTGACGGTTCCACAAGTGATGCACAGGTAGATACCTTGACCATTATTGTGGAACAGGGTGCTACACCTTACACAGTGACTTTGCCCACAGGTGCCACCTACAAGTATGCTGCCAATATTTCAAGTGTGGGTGCCACTGCCAACGCAGTCACAATGATTTCAGTAACAGCAGCCAATGTGCGCGGTACAGTCACTTACCTGACCACTGTGTCACCGGAGTTTGTGTAATGTCTTTGGGATCCTCAAGAACAGCACAATACGCCGGATGGTGGAATAACACAACTGGCATTGTGGCCACTGGTGGCACAATAACTGACATCACTGTCAGCGGAGTGCCGTATCGAGTTCACACATTCACCTCTAATGGCACATTCACAGTGACCAGTGTCGGTAACCGGGCTGGTCAATCCGTTGCTCAAGAATTTTTGTGTGGTGGTGGTGGTGGTGGAGCAGGTAGTGGTGGAGGTGGTGGAGGAGGTGGCGGTGCTGTGTATAGTGGTGAACTTGGCGCCCAAAACTTTGCGTTGACCGTGGGCTCTCATACCATAACTGTGGGAGCAGGCGGCACTTCTCAAAATTATGGGTCTGACAGCAGTATTAGTCCGGCGTTTATTGCTGGCACTGTTGGAGGAGGAGCACCAGGAGCCAGTTATTCAGGAGGCCCTGTAGCAGGTGGCAACAGCACAAATGGTGGTTCCGCAGGTGGTGGATCACCCGGCGGCGGAGCAGGTGGAACTGGTACTGTTGGTGTAGCTGGCAACGGCGGAGCAGGAACAGCCAGTAATACAAGCAGTGTGTCAGGAGCTGGCGGCGGAGGTGGCACAGGTGGCACAGGTGCGCCATATGACGGAGAAAACGCCAACCAAGGGGTCAAAGCAGGTGATGGTGGTGATGGTGTTGAATGGAGTTTTTCTGGCACACCAACCTATTATGGTGGTGGTGGCGGAGGAGGAGCAATTACCATTACTGCCGGCACAGGCGGTCTAGGTGGTGGTGGCAATGGCACCACCAGTGGTAATGGTGGCAATGGCACAGCAAACACCGGTGGTGGTGGTGGCGGAGGAGGCCAATTCGGCGGCGGCGTCGTTGGTGGCACAGGCGGCTCCGGCCTGGTTATGATTCGCTACCCATTAAATTGAGAAAATAACAATGGCAAATATAAATTCAGCATATCAACAAGTGATTGTACCATTCGCCAAGATGAGCTTCACTCCAGATGTGCCCAGCAGCGCACTACAACCCAATGAATACAACTCAGGTCTCAATGTGGAAACAGACGTGCGTGGCATTAGATCAATGTCAGGTGATCAAGCCATACTAGACACAGTGCCTGGCACACCGACCTATGTCACAGGCGGATTTAGACAATCAGGACAATTTTGGTTCATTGTGGCCACAACAGAAGGCAACTGGTATGCCAGCGATGGCTTTGTGCCTTGGTACAACATCACACCCGGAGGCACACCTATCCCGGGCTACAATCAAGCCACCAACATCACTGAAGCCTGGAATGGCACAGTGGTGTTGTTCAACGACACAGTGGGTGCTCCCATGTTCTTGCCGGATGAACCAGGTGCTATCCTGGTTCAGTATTCAAACTTGATATTGCCTGCAGAAATTGCCAACATTGTTTATGTGAACCCCACAACACAACGTATCACATTGACCACTGCCTATGCCACAGCACCTTATATTGCTGGACAAAAGATTTTGATCTCAGAAGTAAACAACTTCTACAATGGTGAGTTCACAGTGGTAAGTTCTACTGCCAGCACCATTGATTATCTTGCTGTGCCTGGCGCTGCTTACCCTGGCGGCCCGCTGGGATCAGTATCACCTGCTTATACCTGGAACTACAATCCCAACTGGAAGAGTTACTATGCCAATTTCATGCGCATTTACTCCACACCCAACGTGGGTTCAATCCTGGTAGCAGGCAACCTAACAGTGACAGAACTAGATGATACCGAAGTTACTTTTCCTGTCACAGTGCAGTGGAGCCAGGCATTTGGCATAAATCAAGCACCCTCTACCTGGCAGCCAACTATCACCAATGTGGCCAACCAGTTGGAAGTGCCGCTGCGCGGACCTGCTTTGGATGCGTTTCCTTGTAATGGACAATTCTTCTTGTGTAGCTACTGGGACACAGTGGTGTTTTCACCCATCAACTATTCAACCACTAGTGCACCTATCCTGGGTGTGCGTCAGTTCAATCAAGGTCGTGGATTACTTTCAAGCAACTGCTGGGCCAACACAGACAAACTAGTGTATGGCGTGGATGCTAGAGATGTCTGGGTGTTTGATGGTCAAGACTTTACTGGCATAGGCAATCAGCGTGTGAAGAACTGGTTCTATGATCAGTTGGATCCTGCCTATTATGACCGTGTGTTCATGGAAACAAACACACAACGCAGTCAGATAGAAATTTACTACACTACCAAACCCGAATACGCATCAGCA